ACATAAGTGCGCACACATAATTGCATTAGATGATGGTAATTATGCAGCACAACCTAACAACAGATGTATATGGGACATACCTTCGTTTACTGTGAAGGATAATATTCCTGATTGGAAGGTGCAAACTAACGAGTGGAATGTAGAAGATAGTAGTCAGTGGAGAACAGAAGATACTGATAAATTTTTTTACGAAATTGAGGAGAAAAAACATGATTAAAAAAATAAAAGATAAAGCTTTGCATTATTGGGCAAACCACAAGATTGAATCTCTTGTGTTTATAGTTTTAGTTGCAGCTTTAATTATTAAGTAATGAATTTAGTAGATTTATTAAAAAAAAATATAGTAATGGTTCCGGTCGTGGCATCAGTCCTGGTCGGAACTTTTACCGGTGTACGTTATGTTGTTAATCTCACAGATAGTATTAACGGATCAGAACAAGAAATAGTAAATCTACAAAGAGATCTAACGGTAGCTGAAGAAAAAATAGCGGAAATGAATACAAGACTATCGTCTGCGGAAGCTACATGGCAGATGGCAGAAAATTTATATAGACAACTAGCAGATCAAGTCAGAGAACACGATTACGACATTAAAGATCTAAGTAGGTAATGAGCCATGGAGATAGCCAGGATGAATTATTACTTTACAGGAATTCTTATTTTAATGTTAACAGCTCTAGCATTCTGCACAACTCCAGCGTATCCTAGAAATGAGTATCTCAATGATGGTACTAATACTTGCAGTACTGGTTCTTTTGACATATCAGTCGAGCAAAGAGCATCAGAATACTACCACCGTCCTTATGATCCTGCTAACGCTTATAGCAATCCTAGTGATGATCAATCGATAAGACTTACCTGGAGAAAATATCTAGGCTCAGCCTGCACAAAAGAATTTAGAGAAGTACAGACAGAAAATGCACAACTAAAACAACAGCTAGAGCTGATGAAAATGTGTGGAAAAGTCAACAATAACCCAACTATTCAACGTAATCCTAACTTCGCATTGCTAGTACAAAAATGTTCTGGTATAATCATTCCTGAAAATAAGAAGCCTGAAGGCAGTCATTGGGACGATCTAAAAGATAATTATAAGAAAGAGAATCCTGATATAAAACTTATGGGTGACAAGTTTATAGGACCAAATGAGTAATAAACCATTAAAAATTTCTGAGCAAGCTGCTGTGCAGATGCCGATGAAAACGGTTGCCTCATTGATAGCGCTCGTAGCAATCGGAACCTGGGCATACTTTGGTTTACATGAAACTCTTAACGCACACTCAACAAAGATTGAGTTAATGCAAAAAGATTTAGAACACAACACAGAATTTAGAATTAAATATCCACGTGGAGAACTTGGTCAGTCAAGTGGGGAGGCGGAGCTTTTCATGTTGGTGGAGCACCTCGCAGGTTTATTAGAGGACATAGACTCAGAAGTAAAGAGCATGAGAAATAATGCAGTTAACATAGAATTCTTACAAGAAAGAACAAAGAAACTTACAGAAGATGTAGAAAAATTAATTCGAAATGGTAACGGTCACTAATGATTGAGATGGTTTTTGCCCTGTTACTTATTGTGGACCACAAGATAGTGGAACATCGTTATCATGAGTCGTTATCAAAATGTCTCAAGGCCAAGCGCTATGCTATGAAGGACAAAAGTCCTGGTGATAGAGTTGTCTACAAATGCATACAATCTAAGGCAAACATAGAAGTATACATGGGTGAGAAAAAAATTACTTCTTTAATTCTTGACTAAAAAAAATAACAAAATTGCTAAACAATTAAGGGATAGACGTTACCATCAACGTGTGGTAAAAAATAAAAAACATTATGTCAGGAAAAAAATTTTTAAAAATACAGACGGAGATAGTTAATGGCAACTGTCCAACTTGTGAAGAGTATACAATGTTGGTTGGTATAACTAGAGAATTCTATAGATGTCTAAGTTGTGGTGCTGACCTAGAACAGTATATAAATGGTGTAATAAAATATATTCCTGCATTATCACAAGATACCTTAAAATCTAAGGTTGACGAATATTTCGATGGCAAGAAAGTTTAAAGCTTTTATTGAAAGAGATAAACCTAAGAAAAGACCTGGTCGTCACACGAAGAGGTTGAATAAACATAAAAAAAGACAGATGAAAGGTTGACATTATTTTCTGGGATATTATATTATCCGTATGAAAGAAAAAATAATAACTATAAAACCTAAAGGCATAACTCAAAAACAATGGGCAAATTTCTTATTGGAGTTAAACCTTATGAAGAAAGCCTGGAAACCTTATGGTGTTGATGTCGAGATTAAAGCACCGGGGATCAGGAAAACATTACTATGGGGGACAAAAGTTGGTGGACAATTACCAGAATAGAATTGATCAAGCTGCCAATGATTGGAACCGCACTAAGGATCCGAAGTATAAAGATCTTTGGTATAAATTAATAAAGGAGTATGTGGGTGGATCTTATAATATTAAACGATGGAATGTATCAATTAGTTCCCATCACAAAGCAGATGATGGAACATATGTCTTTATTGGTAAACGAATTAGATCTGTTTGAGTTGTGTGATATTTTAAGGTTAAAACTTACAACGTATTATGATTATCCTATCAACGCTCATGTAATGAACGATGGTAGTGGTGACTTTTACGGGTGTATACAAAGATGATTTGAAAAGGACCTCCGTCCATACAATGCCTCGCGCTAGTCTCTGTACGGCAACCTAAGAAGCAGCAATTACTGTGGAGGTGTGGAGCCTTTGCTCTCCTGGGAGTACGTGCACGGAAACCAGGGGGGTTGATATGATTATGTTGGTTGGCCTTCTTGTTTTTGTTCTTGGTGACAACCAAATTTAATAAAGATATTATGTTTATTGACGTCTTCACGTCCCATTTCTTGTAATTTATCTAGCGCCATTTCATAACCTGTAACCATACAGTCATAGCCATCATCAAATTTTTCTGGAACTTGATAAGGAGGTAGACAAGTACCGGCAACTTGTGAACAAATTAATATAGATAAAATAAATTTCATTGACACCTATTGTATATTATGAGATAAATCCCATATGATTAATCAAAGAAAGGAGTATATTAGTTATGACTGATATAAGCAAATATAAAAACGTATCATTAGCACATAAGACCTATGACACTTTAGACCTTCTTCGCAAAAAGATGGTTCCTAATACTGTGCTAAGTAGATCACAAACAATTACAATTTTAGTAAATGAGAAAGCGAGTAAATTAAATGGCAGACTCAGAAAAAAAGACTAAGATTTGTGAAGTATGTAAAGGCAATGGGTTCATTAGAATTCCTTACGAACAAGCAAGGGAAGAACAATGGGCCGATTGTGAATTTTGTAATAACCAAGGGGAGGTAGAAATTGACGAAACAAAACATTAGAGGACCTGCTGATCTTGAAGAAAGAATAGAGTATCTTACGAATCAAAACGAATTTTTAAAAAAGAAATTACGTGAGTCTGTTGATAAATGTAAAAGCTTTGAAGAAGAATGCGATAGATTGTTTGAAGAGAATAATAATCTTAGGATTGTTAGGAATGAAGGTAAGGTATTATGATATCTGAAACAGATATAAGTTATATAGCCGGATTGTTCGATGGTGAGGGTTGTATAACTTACAAACAATACATGCGTAAACGTAAACACCAGAAGAAAGCTTATCCTACCTGGAGTATTAGAATGGAAATGGCGATGACAGATGAATCTGTTTTACGATGGGTCCATGAAGTATTGCAGGTTGGTACAGTTGGAGAAAAAAGATACAAGACTCCGTACACTGTTGGTTGGAAAAAACAATGGCGTTGGCGCTGTCAGTTCAGAGATGCATATTTTGTAGCGCGTTTATTTTGGCCCTATTCACATGTTAAGACTGAAGGTATACAAAAGATTATTGATCACTACGGCGACCATAAAGTGATGAATGGTAATATTGTAAATTTAGAAAAATATAAAATAATGATGAGTTTAGAATGACAGCAGTCTATGGCGTGGGAATGTTGGGAATCGGTTTATTGGCGATAGCTGTTGGTGGATTTATAGCCTGGTGGATTATAAATAAAAATGATCTGGAATAAAAAATTTACTTACCCACCATCGACTAGATCTTTGGTGGATGGTAAAAGACATTACGATATCACCGGACAGAAGTTACCGAGTGTTACGACTATATTATCAGCGACACAGTCAGAAGAAAAACGAAAGAGTTTAGCTAATTGGCAGGCTAGAATGGGTAAACAAAATGCCGATAGAATCAGAGATATATCTGCTATGAGAGGGACAGTGATGCATACCTATCTTGAAGGATATATAAATAATACACCACATTTAGATCTAACGTCCGTGGGCAAAGAGGCAGGAAGAATGGCAAACATTGTTGTCGAATCAGGGCTCGGGGACCTGGGAGAGGTCTGGGGTAGTGAAGTAACACTGTATTATCCTGGATTGTATGCAGGTCAAACAGATGTTGTAGGAATTTATAACGGACGCGAAAGTATAATAGACTTTAAACAAACTAACAAGCCTAAACAAAGAGAATGGATTGATGACTACTTCACCCAGCTGGCAGCTTATGCTATGGCCCACAACCATGTATATGGTACAGCTATACAATCTGGAGTGATTCTAATGTGCAGTAAAGATGGATTTTTTCAGAAGTTTGAAGTATTTGACAAAGAATTTCAAGGCTACATGCATACCTTCTTGAAGAAGGTGGACCAATATTACGCCAATGTACCAAAGGCAAAAGAGGGTCAGGATACAAAATATGATCAAAAAGTATAGTAAATTATGGAAGAATCGACTGATCATACAATTGTATACACTTTTTTGTATAAAAAATAAAAAAATTTTTTTATTTTTTTTAAACCCTGGTACAATTGGTACAATTCAAAAAAGATAGTAATACCAATGGTTATTCGTTCATTTTTGTACCAAAGGTACTTGGTACAATGAGGTACAATTGGTACAATTGTTAAAAACACTAGTAATACCAACGATTTAAGGGGTCGCGCGCGTGTTTTTTATTTTTAATTTATAAATTATAAAATTAGGGGTATACAGATCTAATGAGAAGAAGGAAGAAATCTAAATTTAAACACGTCTTGATCGGTTCGAAGAAGTATTTCTTTTACCGAATCGAGTGGCTCGATATAACTGGGGATGCGGGGCATGCATCAGCCGAAGAATTTGATAAATTCGAATGCAGCAAAATGATAACGCATGGATACATTTATAAAAAAACAAAAAAATTTGTTTGGACTTTTTCATCTTACGAAGATAAGGACGTTTCATTTTCAGACCGTAATGTGTTTCCAGTTGGTTGTATTGTTAGAATGGATAAGATTACTCTTTAGAGTCTATTAATTTTTGAGTCTCAATACTCTCTTCATTAATTTTTTTAAGTCTTCGCTCTTCTTCTCTTAGCTCGTTTAGATCTGACTCACCAATGTGTTGAACGACGTTTACCAACAGACCTGCGCTCTTACCTATCAATGCTTCTAGTGGAGCACAATTATCTCTAATTTGTTTGTTCTCCGCTTTGTTTGATAGTTGTATCAATCTTTGTATGTAGTTAGTTCTATTGACAGCAAGACCTCTATTAACTTCATTACATTTTAATCTGTAATATCTTTGAACCTTAGGATTTTTCATAAGTTCGCATCCTTCAATTCTAGCCCTGTTCTCGCTGTACCCTGCTTCTATCGCTGCTTTGGTAAATGTAGTTCTACCTTGATTGTACGCTAGATAGTCACAAAATCTACGTTGCATCTCTGTCAGTTCTTGTACGGGATGCCATGGTTCTTTTACTGCAGGCTTTGGTCCAGGTTTAGTCATACTTGCAATATATAGATTTGTGGTCTATATATCAACACTTATGAAAGCGAAAGAATTGAGACAGTTTTTAGATAAATTCCTTGTATCACCTGTAGCACAGAACGCTAGAATTCAAATTGAAATGCCTAACGGAGAAAAACTTGACGTATCCGAAATTCAATTGTTGGAATCTAGAGTAATTGGTGATAGAGACACACACATTTTAAATTTCAAAGGTGTTAAATTGAGTGGTACTTGGAAGATGCCAAAGATAGTTGGCAAGTTATAATATAGCTTCCATGTTACCCTCATGAAACCAGAGGCTAAATTATATCGTGATCTTAAAAAAAATATACCATCTATATCATGGAATAGGCTTGAAAACCGTAGCTTACTCGGCACTCCTGACTTATTGGCTTGTACTCCTGGTGGGACCTTTTTTACAGTAGAATTGAAGGTAACATTAGGTAACAAAATCCGCCTCTCACCGCACCAAATATCCTTTCACGTGAAACATCCAAAGAATACATTTATCCTCGTTGCTTGCACCCTGGACCGTGGGCTTGTTCGCTTGTACTCTGGCTTGAAGATTCTTCAGCTTGTTGATTCTGGCTTGAAGCTTGAACCCTTGTGCGCTGGTTGGGATGCTTGCCGCTTGGAGCTTGAGCGTTTGTGAATCAAACCTTTGTTTGCATTTGATATTGGCCTGGGACCTGGCAGCTTGTGGCTTGTAGCTTCTCGCCCCTGCTTCCTGAGTTCAGCGTAATATTTTGGGTGTTTAAATTCCATCTTAGTGTTTACCATAACACACGTTTGGTGTGGACCTGTCCCAGCACGCGCGACAGCTGCCGCACTCGTTGCCCTGGTCCGGTGCCGGACATGTCCGAGCTTCAGGGGCTGTTGAGACTGTAGACGTCCAGGGCCATTGTTTGACTGGTCCCTGTCCTATCATGTGTGAAGACATTCTAATTATTAAATTTGGCGGAACTGTGTCTGGATCTATATCTTTTAAAAATTGAGCTTCGCGCGTTGGCATCCAGTGCCGGGTCCTTGGTGTGAGCTTGCAAACTTTAAAAATATTTTTTAGATGCTCCACGCTCTGGATATCTCCGGAGTCGTGCCACCTGAACCAGTCCTGGCCCTTAATCAATGTCACCATCGCAGACACCCAGCGCGGGTCTTGCAATGCTTGCAGCCTTCGACTTAGCGCCGCTTGTACATTTTTAAATCTATATCTACCCTTCAGGGCATAACAGCCAGCGCAGACGCTGCCTGGGACCTTCACCAGCTTGGCGCCAGTCTTGCACGCCTGAGCCGGCAGGTTGTGAGCTGGTCCTGGCATCTTCGACGGCTTCGACAGGCCGCCTGTAATTTCTCTTGCTTGTTTTTTTAACATGATAATTTTCTCCTATATAATCCCATACTATAAACCTGTAAGCTTGTCAATTTTTTTATTAGCTTGACGCCTGGAGCTTGGACCCATACGGGCGGGCCCACCCCAGGCGCTTGTAACTTATTAATAGCTGGCTCCCGGGAGGTCTCACCCGGGATTATACCTAACGCGTGCCGCGCATAGCGTCCAAGACCAATTGGCCAGCTAGTGCTCAAGTTAACCTCAAAACACCTGAGTGAATAACTTTGTGCCAGTTATTATCCCGGAATACTTTCAGGATCTCCCTGGTATAGATCGAACCTACTTCGTCGAAGAGTCCAACCTCGGACCCTTTAACTTCAACCAGGATCGTGCTGCGCACGCCCCGGCCCTGCTTCGGACTCTCCATCACCACGCCAGAGACTGGCGGCTGTGTTCCTAAGTGACTGTGTAAAATCTTATCACCTTTTTTTATATCCTTAATGTCCATATGCTTCTCACTTTCTTGTTATGCTGGCGGTGCACGCTACCATTACA